GGGACATCCGTTCTACAACGTCTGACCGCGCTATAAAGCTGTGATTCCTTGAAAACCTGGCAACGCCAGGAAAAATTCTAGATCAAAACTAATTCGGCGCGGCCAGTTAACGTACAAAGTACGCACCCATACGACCACAGTATGGTAGAGTGTTCTTGACGTTTAGTACACTCATGGAAACTATATTTAATTAGCAGGAGTTTAATCTCCGTCACTTGAATTAATCGCAAACATCATAACAAGTAAATTATGATGTAGAGGCAGTATTAAACGCTTACCTAGAGCAGTCCCTTCCAAAGGACTAAGGTGGTTCTGTCTCATAGTACATCACCGGCAGACCAGTCCAAAAATAGGTCTGAAAGTCTTCACCTGCAGCAACCCACAAATCTATGGGGTGCGCTGGAGCGGAATTGGTAATAATCTTGAGATCATAACCTTCATTCCACTGCAGAGTTGATGTCTTATCGACAACTTTGGCAGGAGCAAACCTATATGGACTATAAAATGGAACCTCAAACTCCATTATGGGATTCACCCAAGAAGTTGCAAATGTGCAACCTCTCAAACCATCAACCATGGGATTGGACAGATTACCTGTTGCATCTTTCACTGTAATACAAGATTTTGCAGCTGTATTCTCGTCATAATTCGGAATATCATCAGTAACGTACTGATATCCTGAAACTCCCAATGGGACACGTTGGGCATAATACCAAATAGAATAATTGGGATTCTGCAGTCCGCGAGGTATGACTTTCCACCTAATCGACCCTCTCCACCCTGAGAAGGCCGTTGTCACCCAATGCAACAAAGTTGTGTTACAATAGTTGTAACCTTCCAAAGGATCAGTTTGATTCACATGAACTGCGCCAGGAACATTCCCCCTATAATAGGGAAATGCCGATGCGCGATAAGTGATCGTATTGTATCCTGTAGGAATGTTAACTATGGCAGTATGTAGGTTGTATCGCTTCAAAAGAGTCCTAAAACTCTGAATTGATTCACCTGTATACACTCTACACAATTTGTCGTAATTGGTTAACGAGACTCCAATGGTTTCTCCTCCTGCTTGTTGTGGTGCATCAAGTTCATCCAGAGTTATCTTCTCAGCATCTCCAGATTGTGGACGAACAACGAACTTATTAAAATGATCATGGGGCACAAACACCTCAAAATCATCTCCAGCACTAACGTAAACATTGACTTCAATGTCATTGTTCACGGCAGAGTTTGGTGTAGTAAGTTCATTCACAACATAAACACTAACGACTCCATTTCCTAGACCCTTGTCGGTATACTGGGTCGAGGAATAGACTTCAGTCTGGGAGTGGAAACCGGGACTATAATGTCCTAACAAACTCACTGCCTGTCCATTACCAAATTCTAAAGTGAAGTCATTCTTTTCAGAAATGTCAATCACTTCAAGATAATTAGTATTGTACTCGTTTGTTGAAATGAAGTTTGGATCATAAACAATTTTCACGCGACCTTTATGAAAAGCCGAGGTCACGAATTGAAATCTAAACTTCATTGTACCCGTCCAGTATTTGAATGGCATTGCTGCCATACAAACTGCCGGAAAATGGTAACCTTTTGGTTCCAATGAATCTTCAGCCCAGATAACCGGTGTAACTCTAGAGTTCCACAACAATGTTTCTGGAGCTGTTCCCATTGGCCACGCAAAAGTCGTCAGGTACGATTCACGAGAGGCAATCTCCTTAATGTTAAGCGAATCAGTATTACCCAGCCCAGAAATTCTGGGATCAATGGACAATTCTTGCTTATCATCAACTGTTAACTTTTGTGTCACATCGGGCACATTAGTCACAGCCAAAGAAGATACTGCAGTGGGTCTGTAGGGATCAGGAGCCTTCGTGACAGGGGGACGACAATATCCAAAATGCTTAGCCATCGAAGCTACTGCACCAGCAGCAGTCTCTGTCGCTACTGCAAACGGCTGTATTGGAGGTATAACCTTCAATGCGTTGGCAGCATTCTTGACAGCTGTAGCAGGACCTGATATCGCCCCCTTTGCGTTAGCTTCATCGATCTCATCAGCATAACCACTTTGAGTAGTCAATGATGGTGAGTCCTTAGAAGTCAACACATTGAGTGACACATCTTCTAGCCAAGCAAACACTGAAACAGTGACCTTGTCAGCAGCCCCATTCGCATGCTTCAGACTGTTGATAGCTCTAACATTGAGTTGTCCGAGCTGCTCATAGTCATCATACGAAACCTGCGCGTTATTCTTGAAATAAAAGAACGGGAGAGACATCTCTCCACCAGTCGACAAAGTCGGATTCAAGAACACGTGCGGGAGCTGACTAGCTTGTACTAGATCCTCCTGAATGAAAGCGACGTTACGTGTCAAGTCATCGAAAGCCTGCAATGGCAAGTAACTCGCTAACGCCCTTCCGTACTGGAAACTATTTCCATTAACCACGATCTTCAGTCTAAGTTTTGAACGAAACAAATGATATGTTGTCATTCTATTGAGAACCCTAGGGTTCTTAATATACAAAGACCATGGATCTATGGAAAAATAGAGCAAAGTTCCAGTACCCCATTCCTCCTCATGGATCTTGATTGGTCTCTTGAAGAAATTCCCAAGATCTGCCGTGCTCGAATCCATGAGTTTCCGTGTCGGATCCTCCGCATCCTCCATAGTGTACAGATACGGGTCCGCCTGATCGGAAAACTTAACATTCTCCGATCCTTCGTGCGCCATCTTCATGATCGATGAGTCATAATTCGAACCAGATTGGTACGAAACCTTCCTCATCGAGGCGCTGGGCATGTTTCCATCAGTGCAGACCATGCCGAATTCTGCACCAGTACCATATAAAACAGATACTAAAGTGACTCATTTATTTACATCTCACAAGTCGAGTCGAACTGTGAGGCCGTTGTTTCAAAATTGTGCGGGGACACTGCTCTAAATAGAGCCCACCCTTTTGTGTAAAGCCTTCTTATACATATTTATGAAAGAACGATAAAAGTACAACATGCACGTGGTAACCAATAACACAAAGACCTCTTTAACTATACAACAAAGAACCCCATGGGTCAACGGGGCGAGTAGTTTAATGTCTTACTCAGGACGGGGTGAAGCAGTTTTACATCATGCTTCAGGATCCAGGGGTTTGTCTGGCAATTTGATCTTCCTACCTTTGAGCCGTGGCTCATCCTTGTAGTTATCAATCCAGCGTTCAACCCGCGCGTCATAGGAGGTTTCCAATTCCTTACAGAAACCTGTTATGCCTGCCCTATGCGCGACCTCCTTCATCTCCTGCCTACGCTTCTCGTAAACCTCTCTGCCATGGTTAAACCATTCGCTCAGAGCGGTATCCACATTCTTAGCAGCTGCAACTTCCTCCGTGTCTGGCGAACCAGAATCACGCATGAAACAATGCAAACTCTTGAATATAGATTTGTCAACGAGAGCTCCGACTTCACAGTCTAAGTCTGGATGATACACTGACTTCCTTTTCAGGAATTCAAATTGTTCAGCCGGTAGAAAGTCCAATAGTTCACTTTCCTTATCCGGCATGGTGTATATCTGTCCATACTCGCCTAGATACTCGGATATGCCCTTGATAGTGAAATCACTGATAGTCTCCGACACCGAACCTATATTGTCATCACCGTAAGTCATCAGCGCTACATTGTCACGAAAATTCGTGCCACGATGCGCCAAATTGTCAAAGTAATAACAACGCAAGTTCAAACTTCCAACTATACCATTGATAATCACTGTCAAGGAGTTACCGCTAATGTGTGTCCCTTCGGTTAAACCGATGAGATCACCATTGAAAGCGATAACTGCGTAAGCAATGTCACCAACCATGGCCTCCATGATATCCAGATCCTTCTGTGTATAATCACACAACTTCGCAAAATCTATCAAGATTCGCAAAGCTGCAATGATCATCTGTGAAGGTATCTTTTGATCATACTTGCCATAGTCTCCTCCGATCAAGCGATGCATACCGTGCTTCGTCACGTGGTCATAGAACTCATCCCACTCAGGTCCATGGCTGTTAATACCAACCGCACATTCTGAGTCCAGGGGGTTCATCTGTAACACACGCAACAAAGGCAAGTAATACTTCCGAATGAGATACGTCAGCGCTATAGGATTACTATAGAATATCCTACACTTTTTCTTGGGAAGAATTTCATCCTTCTTACAAGCTTTAGCAATAGTATACGCTCGTTCTCCTGCAGCATAACAAGCTTCGCACCGGTCTATCTCATCATAGATCTCCGGTACGAACTTGACGACTCTATTGGAAACATCCTCAAGTCTCTGCATCTCTTGATCCGTGGGACTTCCAAATCCCACTTCGCTATAATAATTGAGTAAATCCTCCTGTGTCTCAATCTCATAGACGAACTTCCTCTTCTCACCAGAGAGAGGGTAACCAATGGCTGTTGACAACTTGATAGCATCAATGAACTTACAACTTGGAATGCCAGAACAATTTTCCAAATCTGTCAGCGGACGAGCATCTCGCCACAAGTCAGACTTGAATATATCATTCAGACCTCGTTTGTAATCCTTGATTGCCAACTCCAGAACCTCATATTGATATGGGACCGCCGGTATGGACATGTTAGCTAAACAATCCTGATAACCTTTCCACTCCGGTTTCATTTCCGGTCCCCTATAGATATTGGGAACACCACAGACCTCTATGATGTGCTCGCTTATAGGCGTAACACGCACATTAGTCTTTGATGTGGTTATTCCAGGACATGATCCATAGTACTCAATCTGTGATTCCTTAGGCAGATAGTTCAGTGGGCTCTTCTTATGTGGGAGGGCTTTCTCATTGAGAACTTCCTTCCCAAAAATCTGCTTCTCGAACTTCTCTGCTGTTCCTGTCAACAACACACCTTCCTTTTGTTTGAGGACAACAAAGCCTTCCAACAATTCCTTCTGGTTTACCATACACGAATAACCTTCAGGAGTGTCCTCAACCCCAGCCGTGTGCATCCCTATGATGACAGATCCATTAGTTTCGGAATGTAAAACAGCTCCACACAACCCATTAAATGTATTGCGTGTCAGCTTCTGATATCCGAAAGCCCGGTACACTGAACCTTCAACCTCCACCACTCCTGGTGAACCAACTCCTTCGTTTTCCTCCAGACGTCCATCGTTGTGACGATACGACATATGGAAATTAACGCTAGAAGTTATGTCCTCGAGCGGGAAGTGCTTGGTAATGTCCCGGAATGAACCTCCAGTAGGGCAATAGCACAATGCCAAATCCTTGTCCTTGAGTATAACGGACGTTGCCAACTCCAATCTCCCAGCAAATTTTCCACCATTGGCATAAGCATTCTCCTTAAAGAAGCTACACGGTAGTGATGGTCCTGCCTCATCAAAAATATGGCTAGGCACCAACACAACATTGGACTTAATAAACAAACAGTTCATTTGTCCAAGTCTACCAGATGGCATCTCAGTGGTAAAACACAATAGATTCTTAGAAACTAAGCCTCCAAGAACCTTAGGTGTCACACACTTAGATATGCGGGAAATGGGCAACGATCTCGTTACAACCGAAGACCAAACATTCGTCTGATTATCCCGGGCTTCAACCTCGGCGCGCGTACGCGGAGCTAAAGACCCTTGGGATTTGATCTCAGAATAATGTTTCCGGATTAAACAGGCTACAACATAAAGACTGCCAAGAGCTGCGCTCGCGTAACAAACATACTTCACTGTATCGTCGCGCACACTCTTAATGATGGGTTCAACTTCAAAATTAACGTCGAGCAAATACTCACGTAAATCTTTCTCCACCTTAGCCTTTATGAGCTTTATGTAAAACAAGTACATCAAAAAGCAAGCCCCAACCAAATGGAATCCAAACAGCTTCGTCTCGCAAATCTCGAGATCCGCAAAATATACATATATCGGTATGAAAATGCATATTGCGCGGAATGCACGCTCACGCTGGCGATAATCGCCATCGATAACATCCGCGTACAACCACTGCACGACACTATGTTTCCATGTGCCTTTCTCGGCTTCCATAAAAGGTTTGACAATGCTTGTTGGTAGGATAGTAACCCAGTCGAAGTCATCGACGAATTTCTTTCCATACTTGTAAACAGCCTCAGCAACCTTAGCCTCCGCCCTATCTATCAACACCTCCATTGCAGAAGTTGGTAAACGAGGTCTCACAAGACCCTTCACAGCGTTGACGATTTTACCGCCAAATTGCCGTTTAGGAATCTCATACACCTTCAATTTATCGTGCTTCAAACAAATACCTTTGATATTGATACAACCATCAACCCCACAACGCTCCATGTTCTTGAGGCGGTTGGCTGCATCTTCAACGATTTTGTTCTGCACTTTGCAATGAATGTCAAAAGCATAGATAAGGTAATCTAGCAATTCAAACATTCCGATTCCCTTGAGTTTCTTGCCATTATGCGTAACAAAGCCATATTTGGCTACATGGGCAAGGTTATCGGGTTCAATTGCTAGCTCCACATCGAACTCCCAAACGTCGTCAACAGCTTCCTCGTAGCCAACCTTTTCCTTCCATTCATAGACAAAAGTGGAATCCAATCCGCACTTCTTGCCTGCGTGCTTCTTCTGAAACTCTGTCCGCGCTCTACACGTAATTGTAATAAAGCGCCTCTGGATGGAATACGGACAATTGGAGTACATGCCTGCATCAAGATTCTTCTTATTGGTAGTAGCTACCACCAAAGGAGGTTCTATCAAGCATTTGCCTTTGTCTCCAAGGTCCGCTTTGTTGGCGTAAACACACTCGTTGTTCACAACGTCAAGTACCAGTCGTGTCGGTGATTGTTCCACAAAGTCTGATTTGTCATTACACATATCATCAATCTTCATGACCAATTTATCAGAGGTCCAAGTGGACATGAACCTATCACCAGCATTGACAGTAGCTCTTCTTGTTAGATCCGTATCTAAATCCTGGCTCATTAGTAGGGCTGTAGCTGATTGCTCACCAGCTGTCGTTTTACCCTGACTACTTGGGCCAAAGAAGAGAAGAGCAAATGGAGCTCGACGTATACCACTGGAAATCTTAAAAGTCACATAATCATTCTGGAGAATCAAGATCTTGTAATACTTGTCACCAACCAACTTCTTATCGAGGCCAGTTAGTGTACTTGTCAATCTCTTGAACTCATCCGATATGATATTCAAACGGCGGCCAAAATCAATGTCTAGCTCACCTTTGACTTTCATAAGATTTCCACATCTGACTAAATCCCAGTCGGACATGATCCCAGCATAAGCAGTATCAAGCTGCAAAGCTGAATGGTCACTAACCAACAGAGGTTGTATGGACTTAGTCTTGAAACATAAATACCCTCCTTCAATGAAGAAGAGCGTTGTTTCAACAGTAGCATCAATCAGATCGAAAGCAGACGCATGTTTTGTCTGCAAACGCGGTGCAAAAATTTTGAATTCTCCAATGGAGAACTCAACTGATGATGCCTTACACAAACCTAGTGTAACCAACAGACCTAATAAGCGGGAAATCTGGGCAAATGCTTCCGCATGAACGCAATTATGCCAGTTTGTCCGGGCCTCCTTCAACAACTTCAGCCAATTTGGCGTATCGTCAAGTAAGGGACCCTGCTTTTTCGGTCCGTCTAACAACCCCACCAAGTAATCACTAACCGATTTGATAAGTGATTGCTTAAAGTGAGTCTTCACCCACATCATAATATTCGCCACAGCTCCCTGAACTGTGGTTTGGCTTTCCAAGCCTACAAACAACAAGACGAGGCCTTCAACCTCACTAACAACCCAATCCGGCAAATCAACGCCGGCCAATTGCGCCAACTTTGGCAAACCTCCGGAAAGCTTAATGCAATCCATAATACCAAGTTGGTGAGAAACGCGTCTCAAGGTCCGTTTGGTTACGGACCTATTCTGTGGACAAGTCAATTCCTCCCAATTCTTCACACTCTCTCGCCTCTGCAACGTTTTCACACGCTTGCTTTTCGAGAAAGTCTTCGGGTCTTCGCCCGGAAAATATGGGGGTGTTGCGCACGTTCCACTGCACTCAACACATTCCTTCTTTTGCGAACATTCGAATTTACTTCTGGACTCGTTTGAAACAAATTTCATAATAAATTTTGATTGTAAGAAGGGTTTAGGGGGGGGGGTTTCTTCAAGTAAAGCTTGAATGGGATAATAGATGCACTTCAATCACATCGGCATCAGGGCCACAGCACGACACGCTGGAAAACGCGCCGATCTAAATCTGGTATAATTCTCCCGTTCAAAGAACGATTCGCAAGGATAACACTGCCGGACAGTGCCGAACCAGGGGCTCCCACCGCTGTTCCTGCTTGCGCAAAGCATTCCATACATATCCGTCCATACACACTCTAGCACACTACTCAACTGGCTATCGCCAAAGACACT